CCGTCGGCGCCGCGGGTGGGGTCGTAGTTGATCTGCTTCGAGTTCAGGCACGCCGACGGGTTCCCGATGGCGGTGCCGCGGAGGTAGGTGATGATCTGGTCGGCGGTCGGCAGCGGCGCGTAGACGGCGTGGGACTGGGCGGGTGCCGGGTCGTGGTAGGCGACGACGGCGACGGTGCCGTCCCGCTGACCGCCGAGCCGTGAGTGTGCCGACTGGGTGATGTCGGTCACTTCGAGGGGGGTGTTGCCGCCGTTTACGGTGAGGGACTGGATGTCGCCGCCGATGTGGAACCCCGCCACCAGCAGATCGTCACCGAGACCGGAAGTTTTAGCCATGTTGCGTCCACAGGTTGTCGATGATGACGGGGATGGTGAGCTCGGCGGCCCGGTAATGGGTGCCGTCTATCTCGGTGTAGCCGACGGTGCTGGCCTCGAGCGCGGTGCCGTAGGAGCCGAGGAGGTCAACTTCCATGACGGTGCCGCCGATAGTGAAGGTGGCGGAGTAGTTGGCGAGCATTTCGAGGACGCAGTGCATCATCTGCACTTCGGTCTGGTCTTCGTCGGACTGGATCCATGGCACGTAGATGCGGGCGGTCCAGATCACTTTCCCGGCGGTCGCGTTCAGCCCCGACAGTGTCGGTATCGGCGTGATGGGACCCAGCCACAGGGCGAACGACACGCCGTTGCCGGGCGCGGACTTCGGTTCGTGGCCGAGGACACGGCGGAACAACCCCGAATCCGACGCCTGCGACTTGAGCGCGAGTTTCAGGTTCAGGATGGCTTGCTGGTTGAATCCGCTACTCAATGCGGCCCCCCATCGCGCCGATGTACTTCTCGATCTCGGCCTGGGCGTCGCGGCGCCAGTCACGGGCCAGACGTGTCCGGACCTTCCGGAACAGGTGGTAGCCCTTAAACCGGGTGGTCTCGTTACGGCGGGACACGCCTTCCAGCCACGGCGACCACACGAACCCTTTCTCGGTCGGGCCGGGAATCTTCTCGACCTGGCCGCGGGTGACCCGGTGGACACGTTCCTCAAAGTTGCCGCGCGCCCGCCCGGTCTTGTCCATCGGGAACGCTTTCAGCGCGAGGACACCTTCGTCAGCGACCCGCTTACGGGTCACCTCAAGCCACCTGTCGACAGCGGCGTCGGCTTCGCCGTCCCACAGCGGCCCGGAGACAACAACGATCCGTGATGTGCCCATCAGACGACCCGGCTTCTGGCTTTGCGGCCGTAGGTGGTGACCGCCTCGTCCCACAAGTCAGCCAGGGCGACACCGGGCGCGGCCATGGACACGTCGGGGCCGCCGACGGTGCGGGCGTAGCCGGAGGTTTCCTGCATGACCTGGTTGACGGCTTCGGCGATGGCGACGTCGCGGATCAGCTGCGGTGGCCGGCACCGGGAGATGGACTGGCCGCTGGTGTAGGTGGCCGGGGCGGTGCCGAGCTGGCCGCGCTGGACTGTGAGGAGCCTGAGGGCGTTGACGGTCGCCGCGGTGTGGGTGGCGAGGATGGTGCCGTCCCATGCGCGGGTGACGGTGGCGACGCCGCCGATGATCTGGGTGACGAGCATCCGTTCGGCGTCGAGGACCAGCACCTCACCCACGTTCAGCGACCCGGAGCCGGTGGTTGACAGCTGGTTGTCGGCTTCCTGGGCGGTGCCGCAGCCGCCGCCGGACTGAGTGAGGCCGGTGGCGGTCGGGGCGACGTCGGTGACGAGAACCCGTTCCCCGGTGAGGGGCGCGATGGCGCCGAACGTGTGCGCGTACTGGGCCTGCGGGAACGGGACAGCCCCAGTGCCGGGGTTAAGGACAATAACGTCGCCAGGCCCGCATTGTGACCCGTCCGAAATTGTGACCGTCGTGGCAGTGGTGGTGGTGACGTTCGCGGCCAGTGTCCCGGCCGTGTCGAGGCCGATCCACCCGAACGTCCCCGTCATCCAGATCGACGCCTGCGGGGTTGCGGTCGCACCCCAGAACACCGTCTGTGACCGGTCGATCTGAACTTGCCGGTACGGGAACCCTGGCTTCCGGTTGAGCGGGTATCCGATGAGGGCGTTGAGCGGCAGTGTGGTGCCGAACGGTGACTGGAGCTGGGTGAGGATCTGCAAATCCCAGTTGTCGAGCCACACCCGCCACGGGTAGGCGTACTGGTAGTTGGGCCAGTCCCACCGGTAGGTGGTGTCGTTCGGGTAGAAAACCCGGTGCATCTGGCCCTCGATCTTGTCGGCGGCCGATTGCATGGCCCGGTCGATCCGGGTGTTGTCGATGAGGCCGTTTTTGAAGTCGGGGGCGCGCTGGACGTCGGCGCGGTTGCTGTAGCAGGGCCGGGAGATGGTCATGTGATCACCCATGCTTCGCTTATCTGGTCGGTCCAGGGTTCGTATAGTTCGCCCCACGACCACCACAGGCCGTCGAGTTCGACGACGGCGTGGCGTTCCGGCCAGTCGACGCCTAGAATGAGCGCACGCCCCCACCCGCTTCGGGGGGTGGGTGCAGGCCCCGTCCATGTGGCGGGGCCTAGCTTTTGCGCGGCCTCCAGCGCGGCCAGGATTGACACAGACCGGTCCTCGTCACCGCCGGCGAGTGTGTGGATAGCCCACGGATCGTCGAGGCCCAGCGCCTCACACACAGCCCTCGCCGAACACCACGGGAACGCCTCATCGGGCGACCAGCCCCGCTTCGCTGCATGCTTCTGGCTCTTGTGCTTCGCTGTCTGGGCGTGCTTCGACGAAGTCTTACGCGCCGTCACATGCTGCGGCGCTTTCTGCGCCTTCAATGGCGCGGGCTTCGCTGGCCTGGCCGGTTTCCCGGCCGCAGCCTTCGCCTTCTTCACGTCCCTTGTCCTTGCTTACCTGGACCAGCCCTGCCACGTGGGCGGGCGGGATGGGTGGTGCTATTCGGTTTTGTCGTCCGCAGCGGCCTTCTTCGCCGCCGCGGTGGTCTTCTTCGCTGCCGGCTTCTTGGGTTCCGGCTTCACCTCGTCGAGTTCGGCGTCGTCTGGGGTGCCTTCGGTGTAATCCGAGCCACCACCCGTCACAGTCGCTTTCGGCATCGTCATCACATCCCTGAATCACGGTCGGGATCCCAGTCCCGCGGATACTCGTAGTTACCCCACGGGCAATACAGCACCGACGGGCTCTGGGGTGGTCCCTGCCTGAGCGGTTCCCCGTCGAACGGGCACGCGACCGGCGGGATCGCCCGGTAATACGCCTGATACTCCATGGCTTCTTTGAGGACGGTGTCGAGCCCCCACCACGACCCCGACTGGACGACCGCCGCCGGGGGGATGACTTCGATGTCGACGCCGTAGTCGAACGGGCCAATGTTGGTGTCGGGGAAGTGCAGCGACGTCGACGCGTTGTAGGACGCCTGGCCGGGGGTGTCAGCTTTGGTGGTGTCGGGGAACGCCAGCGGCCCCGCAGTCAGCCCGCCGGACCCGAACCCGTCGCTAGCGGACCAGAAATCGGTGATCGCGTCGTTCCAGATCACCGGTATCGCGGCGCCGTTGAACACCGCGGCCTTGTAGTTGATGCCAGCCTGGAGAGCGGCCGTCAGCGGTGCCCGCACCCACCCGGACCCGGCCGCACCCGACCAGTTCGGCGCCGCCGTGTGGCCGACAAGTACCTGGCCGGTGACCTGCCAGATAGCCAGCTCGGTTGGCAGCTGGGTGGTGCCCGGCGGGGAGTAGAACCAGATCGCCGCGGACGTCGACGCGACCGTCAGCGAGAACTCGACCGCCAGGGTGAAGTTGGTGGCCGTGTCAGCGATCGTGTTCGACGTGCATGTCATCGCGGTCGCGTTCGGCCGCAGCCGGTAGGACCCGGAGAAACCCGCCGGCGGGGTGTCGTCGATCTGCACGTCGACCCAGAACAGGTCGGACCCGCTCGAGTTGTTGGGCATCGCCACCGTCGGGTCGGAGCCGAGGACGTTGGAGAACAGGCCCTGGCCCATGCCGAACTGGGTTGCCCACGGAAACGGTGTGGTGCCGCCGGTCGCAGTGTTCGACCACCCGTACAGGGGGCCGTTGGTGATGCCGGCGTGGTAGGGCTGACCGGACGCGAACTGCCCGGCGGTCAGTGGGATGCCGTTGGTGACGTTCCACCCGGTGACCGCCGTATACAACTCGCCGGGTGCGAGCTGGATCGGCTGCGGCAGCGGAACAAAGTTGAACGTCGACTGGGTGAGGGTGCCGCTAGTCACGACAGACCCCGGAATCAGGGCCTGAGTGGCGTTGGCGTACACGTTCCACAGGGCGAACTTCTGCGGCCCCGTGTCGCCGTTCGACGGACACCAGAACCAGTACCCGTCGAGCCACCGCATCCCCTGCGTCAGGGTGAACTGGGTACCGAGCAGCCACCCGCCGGACGCTGACGTGACGGTGGCGGGCGGCTGGGTACCGGTCGATCCGATACCCGGCCGGCCCGCACCGCCGTCGAGCAGCCGGTAGGTGGTCACGACACACCGGTCACCGACACGGGGGTGCCGTTAGCGTTCACCGCGGCCAGGAACGACACTGGCACCGACCACGTCCACGTTGGTGTGGCCACCGTGTAGGCGCAGGAGATGAACCCCTGACTAGGCACCGTGTAGGTGCCGGCGCCGGCGCCGACGGTGACACCGTTGACGGACACGTTGGTGATGGTGGCGCCGTTGGCGGCGATGACAGCCTGGATGGCGGTGGTGGACGGGTTGGTGACCGGAACCCCGGTCGCGGGGAACGCCGGAGCGGCCAGCGCAGGCCACACCTGGCTCGTATAGGAGCCGAAAACCCCGGACTGCTCGCCGGTCACCGTCCGCGCCATTACTGTCTCGTGTCCTTCACTGACGACCCGTCCGGGTTCTTATGCGGCGTGGTCGTGACCACGACCGTCACCGCGGAGCCGTACACGGCAGGCAGCCCGGCCGACGACACCGTCTCGAACACGCCAGGATTGGCGATCGCTGCTTTAGCCATGACCATGGCCCCCCTTCTTACGCCGATGGGATCCTCAGCCGCTGCGGCGCCCGCTGCACGTTCAGGTCGTACAGGACCGCCACCGGCAGCGTCGCGCCAGTCCCGGCGATGGTCACGTTGATGTAGTCGAACGTGTCCGCCAGCTCGCTTACGAGGAAATCCACATAGTTGAACTGGGTGTTCGCCGCCGGCATCGTCAGGGCGTTGCTGGCCCACGACGCGACGTTGGACACCCACGCGGCCGTGTTCGCGGTGCGGGTGAAAACGGTGTTCGGCTGCCCGAACCCATTCGCCGGCGTCCAGTTCGTCGCCGCGCCGCCGAAAGACGGCTTGGCGACGACGGTGAGGGTGGTTGCGGTGCTGCCGCTGATGGCGAAAAACCCGATACCGGAAACATCCTTAAGGCAGATGTCAACCCCGGACGGGGCGCTCACCACATCGTAAACACGCCCTAGGGCGCGCATTCCAGCCATCTGTCAACTCCTGTTCTTATTGGGGCAGTTGGCGGGGATCAGGCGTGCAGTCCGACGTATGCGGACAGCGTCGCGGTGGAGTTGTTGTGCGGGGTGAGCGGAGTCTGGAGCCAGGGGCGGCCGTCGACACGCTCGATGATCCGGAACGCCGTCTGGTCGTTCTGGAAAGCGAAATGCTCAGACGACTGGACAGACATGGCCTGCCGGTCACCGACCAGGTAGTAGGACAGGTCAACCAGCGAAATGTCGCCGAGGGTGCCGAGCTTCGGAACCTTCTCGGTGAAGTAGATCGGCCGGCCGAACAGTTGCAGCGGCGGCGTGTTCGTCGCGTCGTTCGACGCGTACCCGCCGAACCAGATACCCGGCGACGCGTTCGCCGTCGAAAGCTGCAAGCTGGCGATCTGAGCGAACGTGTCATGGGAGCAGATCCACACCGCGTTCTTCTGCGACTGTGGCAGCAGCTGCTGCCACATAGCGACCACGTCGGGGTACTGGATCTTGTTGGCGGTGGTCCGCGCACCGGCGTTCGGGCCGACAGCGATATAGGCCGGGCTGTTGATGAACCCTTCCGGCGTGCCCGCACCGGTCTCGGTCATGAACGCGATGTCCTCGAAATATGCGAGGCCGACCGGGATGCGGTTGTCGAACCACGCCGAGAACGCGGGAGCGTCGGCGAGCAGCTCGTTGGGGACCTTGAAGAACCCGGTGAGCTTCTTCGCGTCCAGGACGACACGGCCGAACGAAGCCTGCGACTCCGGCAGCGCCGCCGACTCTTCTGCCCAGAAGAACTGGACCCCGCCGAAGATCGATGACACGTGCGAGGTGTCGTCCACGGTCGGTACCGGCACCCGGAGCGTGTTCATCGGGATGACGGTCGCCCGGCTGCGTACGATGGCCTCCTCGATGGCCAGTTCCATTAGCTGGGAACGCAGGATCTCGGGGATCAGGAACCCGCCCGAACCGGGGTCCTCAGAGCCGAAGCTGTTCTGGAACTCGCGGACGTTGGCGAGCTTCTGAAGCATCGACAGCCGGTTCCGGTTCGTTGTCGGCCTGGCTTCCTCGCGGATCGCCTGGAGGTATTCGCCGACTGAGGTGAACCGCTCTTCTGGCTTGAGCTTCTCCTCCATCTGGGCGCCGGGGGCCTGCTTGTTGTAGAACTGTCCCTTGTTGTCCCTGGCCGTCAGCGGCCTGCCGTCGTAGGTGAGGTGCGGGCGTGCGCCTGCTAGCCGGGCACCGATTGGCTCCTTTTTCGACCCGTCGGACTGGATCATTTCGTGGACGCCGACCTGGATCTGGTCACGGATCTGCGCCTGCAGTTCCGGGTCCCGCAGCGCCATCACCCGGCCGTACCGGTTCATGAACTCGTCGGCGCTGTCCGGGTTCTCGTAGATCTTCGCGAACTTCTTGGGGTCGTGGTAGATCTCGCCCAGCTCCTCGCCGCTGGTCGGGATCGCAACCCCGTTGACCTTCTCGGCCACTTTTACTCCCTCCCGACCAGGGCCAGGAACCTTGCCGCAGACCGGTTGTCCGCGGACGAATCGTTGCCGCCGCCGGAATCCCAGTTGTCGGGGATCGCTGACGACAGGCCAAGCGCCTTAGCGCGCTTGATGATGTGACGGCGGATCGTGTCGTGGCTGTTGTTGGAGCCGCGGCCGACCGCGTGGATCGCGTTGTGGAGGTCTTCCTCGTCGGCGATCGGATACGAGCCGTCGGGGAGGGCCTGCCCGTTGGCGGCCATCCGCTTCCGGTCGTCGGCGTTGTACTTGTCGGCGTTGCGGATAGTCCGGGTGATGTAGTTCGCCGGAACATAGTCGTGGTCGGTGTCCCCGGACGGGCTGGTGTCGTCGTCTCCGTCGCCGTCGAAGTCATGCGACGGGGCGTGCACTGGGCCGGTGTGGTCGGCGTCGCCGGCGTGGGTGTGCTCGTGGGTGTGGTCGCCGTCTTCGCCGTCGTAGTGGCCGTGGGTGTGCGTCCCGGACATCGGCGGGTGGGTGGAGACGGTGTCATTGCGGAGCTCGTCGCGGATCAGCGTCCGCAGCAGGTTCGTGGCCGCGGCGGCGTCACGGCAGCACTGATGACCCATCTCCGCACACGACTGCTCAGCCGCGGCCTTAACCGGCAGCGACCGCAAAGAGGCCGCGATGGCCGTCGGCAGATGATAGGCGGCCAGGTCGAACCCCTGCGGCAGTTCGGCGCCGACCCCGGCGACCCGGTCCGCCAGGCCCGCCGCGACCGCTTCCTCCGCCGTGAACCACGTCTCGGCGCGCATCTTCTCCCGCCACGCAGCGGCCGACCCGCCCGCCCTGGCGGCGTACTGCTCGGCGAGGTTCCCCGACACCTGGTCCAGGGTTTGCGCCATCTTCGCCATCTCCGCCGCGTTGCCCTCGAACGGCGCGAACGCGTCGTGGATCATCAGCATCGCGCCCGGCTGGACAACCCGTTCAGTGCCGGCCTGAGCAATCACCGACGCGATGGACGCGGCGAGGCCGTCGACAACGGTGGTGACGCGGCCCTTGTGGTTGCGGATGGCGTTCGCGATCGCCAGCCCGTCCCACACCACCCCGCCACCCGAATTGATATGCACATCCAGCGGCCCCCGCACCCCAGCCAGGGTGCCGGCGAAGTCCGACGCCGACACGCCGTTGGAGAACAAGCCACCGCCGCCGATGTCGTCATACACGTCAACCCGCGTCGACGATCCGTCGTTGCTGATACGGCACTTGATCGGATACTTCATCTCGACCTCTCAAGGGCGTTCCACATCGCCTGATAGCGGGCGGCGAGCTCGGCGGTGTCCTGCGTCGACGGCGCGTTCGCGGGCTCGGGAACCCAGCCAGGCGGCAACGCGGCACCCTGCGTCGCTGTCTCCACCACACCCATGTCCGGCAGGCCGACAACCTCGAGCACATCGGACGGGTCATAGCCGGACTGGACCAGCTTCTGCGCCGCAGCGGCCTTCGCCGTCAGCTCGGCGTTGTCCTGCTCCCGGTTCGCCGGCAACGGGTAGATGTAGTCGAACTCGTACGGAATCTGGGCGCCGGACGGGTAAAACAACGGCAGGAACTGGAAGTTCAGGACGTCCCGCCACCGGTCCAGCCGCGGCACGACTTTCCAGTTAGCGAAAACCTCTTCACCGGTCTGCGCGTTGGCACGGTTCACGTCGTCGGTGACACCGGTCATCACCTTGTGCATGCCCAT